ATCCTTTGGATGTCACTAATAGCGTTTTTAATTACGCTGAATGGAGTAGTGAGTTTCATGATACACCTCCTTAAAGATACTCTTTACGAGCATGATGATCAGGAACAATCTTACTTAACTCCACGGTGAGGAGTCCATCGGTAAAGCTGACCTGTCGTACTTCCGTATCATCAGAGAGCGTCCAAGCTCTGGTAAAAGACCTTTGAGCGAGCCCTTTGTGGACAACCTCTCCCACAGTCGCTGATTCTTCCTTTTTGCCTTCCACATATAGTTTTCCAAACTCTGTGTAGACTTTAACTTCTTTCTTCTTGAATCCCGCGAGTGCGATTTCAAGTCTCGATTCGACATTATTTACTTGAATTACATTATATGGTGGATAATTTGAAGATGTATCCACGCCATCCCAGAATCGATTGAGATAGTCATCCATTCCTATGCTGTTTCTAGTAATCCTCTCCATCAATTCGGGAAGATTTGCAGCATGATACCTGGCTAGTGTGCCCATGATTGTAGCTCCTTTACTAAGCGAGTTTGTGTTTTGTGAACCCTTTCGGCGTTCACCTATATTTATAGCACAGACTGCAAAAAAGAGCAGTAGGGTTTACCCCATTAAGGTTATACGGTAACAATAACAAACAATCCAATAAGCATAAAGTGAAGTAAAAATATTAATCGGCATCTTGAGTTTTACCCTTCTTGCCAATATTATACTTCTGCTCTAATACCCAAAGACCTTTATCTTTATATGCAAGAACCTTTATTTGATTCAAAGGTGCCACATCAGCAACAGAATCAGGTTTTACAACACTAATGAGACCCCAATCAGCGAGAAGACGAGCAATACGATTCCTACGCTGAACATCATTAGAAGTAAGATTAGCGTGTTTACCATCGAGTGCAAATAGTTCTTTAAAATGCACAATATAATATCTACCTTGCTTATGCAGAATATGGCAAGATTGATAGAGTTTCTTTTCTTTTCTAGATGCTACACCAATTCTTGTTAATGTCTCTCGTACTTTCAGAAAGTCATCAGGTTCATTAAGAGTTACTTCTACCATTTGGTCTTGCGACCACTTGACCTCAGGTTCTACCGCAGTAGTCATTTCGATCCTCCAGTTTCAAGTCGTTGTTTAATAAATTCCAGTTGTTCTTTTGATAAAATTTTCAGTGCTTGAGACGCTTTCTCATTACTATAACCATAGTATTGTTTAACACTTTGGAGATCCGTGACTTTTTCCTTACGGAGCCAGGGAGAAAATCTCTTCTTTTTCCTAAGTGTATTTAGATAAAAACTATATTGCATGTCTTTATCAAGGAAAGAGTATTTATTCATCTCATTCACAAACATTATACAATCAAGATTACCTGATAGACAACGATTAATAATATAAGGAGCATAATCCTTAATGACAGAAGGATCTTCCTCAATAAGATTATTCTTATTGAAGTTAATAGAATTTAACCAATCTTTTAATTCAGTCATCCCGAACAGCAGCAGAAAATCCTACCGGAAAATTCTCAGCGCCTTCTGCATCTCTACGCTTATGAGCAAGACTGCATACTGTATCCATTACTCTCAGAGTATCCTCTACAGTACAATTCTCTGGCATATTTCTATGAACAATATCAAATAAAGGAAAGAATTCCTTAGAAGCCTCATTTACATCATGAGGAGTTAGAGGATCATAACGCATAATTAAACTGTAGAATAAGGGTCAATTTGTTCACTTAGAGCATCAACATCTCTAATGAGATCACTATACTTCTCATCAGATTTAGCAAGTTCTTGCTCTCCTTTCGTAGTATAGTGTAGCACAACAGGATTGAAATGCTCTTGATGTTTCTGTTCTTTATAACCCATTGTAACATCTTGACAAGCGAATAGTCCACCCATTATTTCAAGACGGCTGAGTATAGTCCAAATAGCATACTGATCCACAATCCTTGGATTAGGAATAGGATAAAATTGTTCCTTTCTTTTAAAGTCATTCATCAACTCCGTTAATTCATCTAAACTCTGAATAATATAATTATGAACATTATTATTGAGTAACATTACCCCACAACAATACTTGTATATTGCACCTCTTCCACCAAGATCATAAATTGCAAGATCAACTTTATCTAAAGATATTCTTATATTTTTTCCACCACCAATATTAGGATCAAATCTAAATCCATATTCTTCTCTACCATATACATCATAATAACAATAAGTATCAAAAAGATACTGGACATTATCATAAAAAATAGTATCTGAATCTACATAAAGAATATTACAATCCCTTCTCTCAAAAGACTTAAGATTATACCATCGATGAATTGACCATGCACTCAACATATCATGATCAAATCCTTTAATAAAGGGTCTTATGAATACAGAGTACTCAGACTTAAAATGATCGGGAACAAGATTAGGCTTGTCACAAAAAAGATAAACAGATATTTCATTATTAAATTCCCTAAGGGATGCAATACTATGTTTAAGACGTTTAAATTCATGCTCATTTATATGCTCATGATTACTCATCTTATATGAATAGAAAACAATGTTCTCAGACTTTTGATTAGTCCTCCAACGAAGTTTATCTAATTTTTCACGATCTGTCATGCAGCCATAGCCTCCGACTCATTAGAATAATTCATCAATATCAATTCCTTCCTTTTCTTCTGATCTCTCATATACTCACCTACAGAACGCATAGTATATGTTAGATCAAATTCAGCAGCATTCCATCCTTTAAACCTATCTCTTACCAACTGGTCTGAATTATAACTGACCATCATTGGAATACTGTGCTCATCACAATCCTTAGCAAACTTATCATGATCGAAATTCTTATGCATAGATCCCTTCTTACCATAAAGATTATCCTTTATATCATAAGGAGGATCTAAGTACATGAATATTCCATCATGCATATTATTTTCCATTAGATACTCATAGGAGTATCCATTAATATGCCAATTAGAAATTATTTCAGAGTATCCAGGTAATTTCTCAATCCCCCGTACTGAAAAATTGCTACGGGAAGCTTGAGGTGAAAAACTAGAGCTCTCAGTGAGACCACTAAAACTGCACTTGTTAACAATATAGAAAGCCACAGCGCGGTCAATGGATGAGTTACTAGTCTTCCCCAATAAATCCTTGGAATTATTGAATAGTTCTCTTGCTGAATCTGGATCATTATGCGTAAGTTTGTAATCTAATAATTGATCCTTCATCTCCACTCCAAACATCTGGAGATTAACCCAAAAGTTTACAAGGGGTTCGTAAAGATCATTAACAACAATCTTTAGATGAGGATACTTTTTACTAATATGTAGTGCTACGCTTCCTCCACCAAGAAAAGGTTCACGAAACTCAACATAATTTCTTAGATCAGGAAAATACTGATCCATTTTAGTAACTGCTCTAGACTTACCTCCAGGATATCTCAGAGGGGTCTTCAATGCTTTACGAAGGTCTTTCATTTTATAAGCATAGGATGGTCTTCCCAGGGATCAGGATTATACCTGGGTATACCAATATCCATTTGTATAGGAGCATCTAATACTTTATCAAGACTATCTGCCATTCTACGGAAACCACTTCCCACTAAAACCTGTCCAGCACATACTGCAACTGTACAAGTTCCCCAGAAGATATAATACCATCTAGATTTAACCTGGGCTCTGAGTTTTGCTGCTTTGTCTTTTTTTGCCATAAAAGTACTCATAATTTTACGGAAGTATTCCTTCCGTTAATAACATCACCCCTCAACATATAATTAAAAGCAACAGAAAATCTATCTATATCTTCTTCATTGTGAGTGACACTGTGCTTTAATGTAGAAGGAAAAATAAGAAGATCTCCACTTTTAGGAGTAAATGAATAGTTGTCACCATTGAATTCATTATACACCCTTTTAGGGAAATCTAGCAAGTTTCCAAACAATTTGTGATCTGAGTGTACAACAAATTTACCTGTATTTGGAGTTGTTGTCAAATACCATACTCCACTAATTATAGAATTGTAATGAGCATGAACCTGGGCAAAATCTCCTTTCTTATGCAAATTTGCCCAAGAAGATACTAATTCAAGTTCCATCTTATATTCAATACCACAGTCACCATAAAGAAAATCCCCAACTCTTTCAGTTATACATTCCTTTACAGCTGCCATCTGGGGATGATCTAAAAGATTCTCTGCTGTAATATACCCGTTACTATGGTAAGTAAACTCTTGAGATTCTACAAACTTTAATATCTTATCCTGTACTGGAAGATAAGATTGAAGAAGAGGAGTGGCAAACAAAGAACGAAGATTATCCATTTTGTATTTCTCTTGCTTTATCTCTCCAGTATTGCCTATCCTCTTCACTTATCCATGGATTATGCATCTGCACATAAGCATGTTGTAACCAATCATCATCCTTCCAATCTTTACGTGGTTCTTTAATATAATCCTGTAAACTCATTTGAATTCACAATCAACCATAATCTCCGTTAAACATGCTAAAAGATTTATTTCTTGGTCTGCGACGAATGCGATCTGATACTGATACTTAGCAAGAATGAGCACGGCAGAAGGAATAGTAGCAGGGACCAAGGATGTATAAAGATTATCGTAAATGCGACGCAAAAGTACAGCAGGATCATTGTCCAGATTATCGACACACCATTTACGTACTTGCGGAAAGTCCTTTTCCTTGAGGTTTTTAATGAGATCATTGACTTTTACATCACTAAAATGAGCCAGTATACCACTATCTATCTTACCGGCAACAGAATATCGTTGACATTCATTTAAGACTCTTCTCCAGTCCGGGAAATGTTTGTTGATGAGTTGTGCTAGGACTTTCTTATCACTTTGAATCCGTTCACTGTCCAAGATCCCGTTAAGTCGTTTGAAGAACTCGGCTGCAATTTCTTGTTTTTGTTTGCCTTTGATGCCGAACTCAACCACAGCACACCTGGAATGGAGGGGTTCGATAATTTTATTTTTGTAGTTGCATGTAAAGATGAATCTACAGTTTCGGGAGAATTCCTCAATAGACGCTCTAAGAAGGAGTTGTACGTCGGGAGTGGTATTGTCTGCTTCGTCGATGATAATGACTTTGTGACGTGCCTCAGATGATAAAGAGACTGTAGACGCGAAGTTTTTTGCGTTGTTTCTGACGGTA